CGATAGTCACACTGACATCGCGCGCGGCCGAACCGGTCGACCTCGAGGCGCAAGCGGCCGACGTGATCGCATTTCTGAACGCGAAGGCCGGCAAGCGGTTCCCGGTGCGCCTCCGCAATGGCGAGCTGTCGAAATCGGCCGTGATGGTGCTCCGCCTGCTGCGCGACGGCCACGCGGCGGACGACATCAGGTCCGTCGTGGCGATGAAGTGCCGCGAATGGAACGGCCGCGAGCGGATGCGCCCGTACCTGCGCCCGAAGACGCTGTTCGGGCCGGAAAACTTCGAACAGTACGTGGGAGAGCTGCACGCGTGAGGACGTGCCCGGAGTGCGAGCGTGAGATGTATCACTGGCAGTGTGCGTGCGGCTTCCGCACGCCGAAGCCAGCGCTCGCACCCAGGCCAGCTGTCGTCGGTGTCGGGCACTGCCCGGACTGCGCGCGGGTGATGGTCGGCAATCTGTGCCGATGCGGCTATCACCGGCCGGGCACGAAGCCGCAGCTTCCAGGCGCGCCGAATGTGCCGTTGACGGAAGAGCAGAAGCAGATAGGACACCAGCACTGCGAGCGCCTCAAGGCGCTGCTCACCGGCGGTGAGCGATGACGGCGGCCGGCGCAGTGGCTGCGTCAGCCCGCGTGCAGCTCTTCGCGCAACACCTGCCGCAGCTTGCGCACGGTGAGCGGGGCGTCTTCCTTGCCTGCCAAGCCGATGTGCGCCTTCAGCGCCTCGTTGATGAGCGTCTGATAGTTGCCGCCATCCTTCACCTGCTCGCGGAACCAGGCAAGCACCTCAGCATCGAGCCGGATCGTGATGCGCTCCTTGCCTTCGTTCTCCTTCTGCGCTCGGGCGAGGGCGGGAACGTCCTTGCCGCGCTTGGCGTTACGGAAATCGTAGTGATCTCTCATGGCTCATTCTCCGTGGTAGTGGCGAGCTTCGCCGGGACTGGCCTTGCGGGCCGAGATGATCCGGATGCAATCCGCAGCGCGTTCCGTCCAGACCACGAGCAGGATGCGCAGCGCGAAATCCATACCCAGCGTGACGAAACGCGCTTCGCCTTCGGCATCCGGATCGTCGATCGTGAAGTTCGAGGGATCTTCCAGCGCGCCCACGGCATCCGCGAAATCGATGCCGTGCTTGTGCAAGTTCTCTTGGCGCTTGGTGTCGTCCCATTCGTAATTCATGGGTTTATTGTATGCACTATGTGCATACATATCAAGGTGAGCAGCAAGCGGAGATCACAGATGCTCCAGGAGCAGCGGTAATGGCGCGCGGGCGAGTGCGGGCGAGCCGCATGCCGGGCGACCGGCGCGTCGGCGAGCGACATCATCGGGCGAGCTTGAGCGATCACGACATCGAGATGATGCGTGTGCTGCACGAGGATCATGGGATCGGCTACAAGGCGTTGGCCAAAAAATTCGAAGCTCCACGTGAAACGGTGCGCGATGTCTGCCTCTACAAACGACGTCTCTGATCTCGATTCGCCATGGGCGTGGTTGCTCAACGAGATCGAACTATGGCTGAAGTGGCGAGCGTCGCTCGACGCGGGCGGATTCGGCGGGGGCATGAACGGGGTCGTGCATTACGAGCCGCGCGACGTGTTCACGCCAAGCCTACCGGCGTGGGCGAAGACTTCGGCGTTCGAGTCACGGATGCTCGACATGGAGCGCGCGATCGCACAACTGCTGCGCACGCAGCCGCTGCTCGCGAAAGCCTTCGAGGCGGAACATCTGCGGGCATGGCCGACGCAGGTGAAACTCGACTTCGCCGGCTGCCCGGCACGGACGTATCGCGGGCGGCTCAATCTCTCCTATCGCTGGCTCATGGACTATCTCGGGAGGGGGGGGTGCAATTAGTGGCCGAACAGGGGGTAGGATTCGTCACGCTGGCGCTGGTCGCGTCGGTGCATCGACTTCCCCTCTTGAGCCCGCCTCGTGCGGGCTTTTGTTTGCTTCAGGGCTGCAGGAGAACCGCGTGGCCGAGTTCAGCATCAACATCGACAGCAACATCGACCAGGTGCTGCGCTTCATCGCCGCGGAGCCGCAGGTCATCAAGAAGGCCGTCGCGCGGACCTTGAATCGACTGGCCACGCAAGCACGTACGCAATTCGTGCGAGAGATCCGCGGCGTGTACAACGTGCGGGCCGCCGATGTGAGGAAGGCGATCGGCATCAAACAACGCGCGACGAGCGCCGAGCCGACCTCCGTCCTTGAGGCGTCCGGCCGTCCCGTTTCGCTTGCCCACTTCGGTGCACGGCAGACCAGGACGGGCGTGAGCTTCAAGGTGCTGAAGCGTGGCGCGCGCAAGCGGATGCGTAGCGCGTTCATCCTGCAGCGGGGCGGCGGCCCGGTCGTGTTCGCCCGTGGACGGTACAGTGGCGGGCGTCTCGTGTACGCCGCGAAGGCGCCGCGATTGCCCATTCAGAAACTGTTCGGGCCGGCCATCCCGTCGATGTTCTCGAATCGCGAGGTGAACCGCGTCATGACGCGCTTCGTCGCGAACAACTTCGGCCCGCGGTTCACGCACGAACTGCTGTTCGCGCGCGGCCAGGCCGGGACCACGCAATGAACGCACAGCTCGCAGCAGAACCCCGGGTCCTTCCGGGAAGGGGCCCCTTTGCGGCGCTTACGACCCCGGCAATCGTCTAGTGTCAGGGTCTGGGTTCTGAGTGATCTTCGATCTCCGGGGCTGATCGGATAAGTGTCCAGGGCGGAAGGGTGATCCGCCGAGCGCAGAGCAACCGATGAACGAAGTCCCGCGAGAGCTCATCTCGAGGCGCGAGTACGCACGCCGCAAGGGTGTCGCGCCGTCGCACGTGATGAACCTCTGCCAGTCGGGGCGCGTGTCGGTGTTTTGCGAGTGCCCGGGCTGCGGTGCGGTCGTGAACATCCGCGTCCAGGCCTGCACCTGCGGGACGGCCATTGCCGGCGCAATGGACTTCGGGAAAGGCAAGGTCGATCCCGCGATCGCCGACGCCGAGCTTCTCGCACACGCGGATCCCGCGAAGGATTACATGCGCGAGCGTTGGGCCGAGCAGCGCGGTGCCGAGGTGATGCTGCAGCTACCGCTCGCGGCACCGGCGCCGCCGCCCGCGGGCACGGTGCTGAGCTATGCCGATGCGAAGACGCTGAAGGAAAACCTGGCGCTCAAGTCGGCGGAGATCGAGTACCGCAAGCGCGCAGGCGAACTCTGCGAGGTGTCCGCTGTGCACGGCGCGGCCGCCAAGGCGATGCGGCAGATCCGGGATTCGGTACTCGCAGTCCCGGATCGTCTCGCGCAGGTCCTCGCCGCGGAAAGCGATCGAGCGCGGATCCACGCGATGCTGGCCGACGAACTGGAAAAGGTACTGACGGAGCTCAGCGATGGGAATGAGGGAATACGTCGCAACGAATGATCTCGCCGACGGGGCGGCCGTGTACCTGGCGGCCTTCCGCGAAAGCATCCGGCCCGAGCCCGCGCTCTCCGTTGCGGAGTGGGCGGACAGGTATCGCGTGCTGTCGTCGGTCTCGAGCTCCGAGTACGGCCGCTGGCGCACTGATCGCACGCCATACCTCGAAGAGATCATGGACGAGCTCTCGGTGACGTCCTTCGTGAAGGACGTGATTTTCATGAAGGGCTCGCAGGTCGGCGGCACCGAAGCCGGCAACACCTGGATCGGATCGATCATCGACCGTACGCCGGGCCCGGTGCTGTACATCAACCCGACCAGCGCGCTGTCGAAGCGCGTCTCGAAGCAGCGCCTGGCGCCGATGATCGCAGAGACGCCCGCGCTGGCGGCGAAGGTGCGCGAGTCGCGCAGCCGCGATTCGGGCAACACGCTGCTGGTGAAAGAGTTCCCTGGCGGCCTGCTGATTCTCGGCGGCGCGAACTCGCCGGCGGAACTCCGCGGTGCCCCGATTCGGTTCTTGTTCCTCGACGAGGTCGATGAATATCCGGGCGATCTCGACGGGCAGGGCGATGCGATGGATCTCGCGATCCGCCGCACATCGAACTTTCCGCGCGCGAAGCGCTTCACGGTGTCGACGCCGAC